ATGAGTCGTGATCAACTACGGACTTATGGTAACGAGCTTGGATATGATATGGCAAATACAGACCGCCAGCTAAGAAGTTTAACAGAGGACGGTAAGGTAATCCCACTGAAGAATAAGAAGAACTTTATAGAACACTATGAGTATAAGGAACAAGGCAATGCAGTTATGAACTTCAGGATGCCACCAAAGCTACATACTCGTCCTAAGTGTAATCCATGGAGAGATTGAATTGTGGATAACCCTCTTGACAACATTGACAACGCATAGTATAATGTAATTGAAAGGAGATAACGTTATGGAAGATGTAAGACTAACTATAGAAATAGACGCAGACTTGAAGTATCAGTATCGGCTCAAGTGTATGTGTGAAGGCAAGGACATGAAGACCGATATTACAAATTATATCAAGAAGAAGCTTAAAAAATAATCGCACTTGATGTGGTGGTGGTAGCTAGGTAGGTTAATGCGATTTCCTATCTACTTCTGCCACATTAAGTAGAAAAAAGTATGTTTAATTTCGCAGAACAATTAGAGGAGTTGGCTAAGTGCCAAGAAGATGGAGTAAATGTAACGCCAATTAGGCTTTCCGCAGACATGATTAACGACCTAGAGAAGTTAAGGGAAGCAGAAAGGAGTGCATATGAGCAATAAAGCAAATGATGATTATTGTACTTGTGAGAAACCAAAGTTCATTGTACCTGGAGATGATTACACAGCTAGATGTGAGCTATGTGGTAACATGCCATATACAATCTGGGAGAAGCTAAACATTCCAGAAGTTAGCAATGAAGCTAGAAGAGCAGAGTGGCACTCACACATAACTAACATTAAAAAAGTTTGTGAACATTGTAAGGACTTAGAGGAGCTTGAATTTGAGTATCCTGACGAGCCACATCATGGAGCTGTACATTGGTGTGAAGAGTGTGATGCAGAATATTATGAAGAGTATGGTACAGAAAGCATACTGGCTTGTAACGAGCAGGCCAAGCTAAATCATCCTAACTTAAAAACTCTATGAATAAACGTAAACTAAAAGCATGGTGGAGAAATTCATCACTTAAAAAGTGGCTAGAAATAATTAATAATTATCCGTTCAACTAATATGTATCAACAAAAAGTAGTAGGTCAACCATGTTCTGAGGGATGTGGTGGAACTTATGTAAGTAATCCAAAAACAGGTAAGATATTCTGTGATAACAAGTGTTGGCTAACAGCAGGTCAGCTACAGAATGCACCACAAGGCGTAAAACAGCCTGTAGGAGGCGATAAACAGCCAGACTGGGATAAGATAGCCTTGGGCAAGGTAAGACACGGAATAGCGTGTGCGTTTATACAGGCAGGAAAGCAGTTTAATCCAGCTGAGATGCAACCGTGGGTAGACTGGGTCATGGACCAGAATAGTCCATCTCCAGCACCAGCACAGCCAGCTAGCAATATACCTTTTTAATTTATATCCCTCGCTCTACTCGTACTACTATTGTCACGAAGCTTCGGCTGAACGACAAGAGTTGGCAGTAGTTGGTACGGTAGAGCTAGGGTTTATATATATGGATAAAACACCAGGACAATTAGCAGAAGATAGATATAACGAGGCGTTAGACTATGCAAAGCTCGGTAGCTTGTTGGCGAAGATACAAGACGAGAAGGCAAACGCATATCCAGAGATAAGAGAAGCGTGTAAGTCAATTGCAGAAGCTGATAGGGTGTGGGAGATGACCGAGTTTGGATTACAAGAGAAGAAGTTAAAGATCCAGATGAAGGTAAAAGAGAAGAAGATGTCAGCAATAAAAACACTTCTTGATGTAGCTAATAATGAAGTTTTTAATCAATACTAGATATGCTAGTCCACATAATAATATTTATAATCGGTATGCTGTTCGGCTTCTTTATGTTCGCAGTCCTGCATATCGCATCAGGAGATTAAACAAAATATGAACAATGAAGAACAATGTAAAGGTGCTAAAACGCAAATAGGTGAAACACCTGAAATTCAAATGGTAATGTCAATTTTAGACAAAGAAATTCAAAGATTAGACGAAAACATTTCTTTATTAACTCAAAAACTACATCCAATTTTAACACCAGGAAGTCCAGAGGAAGTTGGAAAAGACAGAGCAAAAAGAGATTGTGATTTGGCGGAGGATATTCAAAAAGATATTGATGTTATAGAAAGAATGAATAATTTAATAAATGAGTTAAAAAACAGGGTGGCTTTATAAACTAACATAAACAAACTTATGAAGTTTGAACCAGACCTAATAGCAATCAAAGAACACTTAAAGGAAATAATCAAAATAAATAAAGAACAGTTGGAAGAGATGAGGGAAATTACAGAGAAATATAAAGAACTAAAATAAACAAACTTATGGAATTATTTTACATTTTATTAGGGTGTTGGGCGATTTACACAGTGGTACACTTTTTCGTTGTCCAGCACAAAAAAAACTGGAAAGACAGAACAACATACGAGAGATTTATGACAGTGGCAAGTATGGTTTTAGTAGTATTATGGTTATTGGCGTTAGCTGAATAACCTTTATGACACAGGGCTAGGGTATCAAATCCAGAGCTCCTTCTGGTACCCTTTGGTTGCGGTCAGCCCTCCTCCAGCTCTAGTCCTGTGTCGCCTTTTTTATAAATAAACTTACCCCTAACAGGGAGTAATAAATAAATGTATGAAAAAAGAAAACCTTAAACAACATTTTGAATCAAACTTTTTAGACGGTGATAAAATGCCCTGTAAAGCTGTTACTTTTACAGACAGTGGGGCATTTGATGTTGCTGAATACTTTTATAAACTAGGCAGAAAAGAAATGGGTGAAGAGATACTAAAAGGAGTTGGAGATATAGAATTAGCCCCAGACAAAAAAACAATGGATGATGTTTACAAAATAGATAATAAAGTTATTGCTTTTGGTTATGGTCAGGGGTGGATATGTAAAAGAGTAGAAGATTATATTAAAAAGTTAATCAACAAACCCCCTAACAGGGAGTAATATCCAGCTACGAACTGTGACGCTGGTTGGGTGCGAGTATGTGTCTTTAACCTGTAAAAACTTCATACACATTGCGCATGGCTATGTCTTAAAGGCAAAGTCCAACGAGAGTTCGCTCCTTTAACAGTTCTGAGGACTGCCATGCGTATGTATATAAATTAATAGTTAAGTATATGAATAGAGAAATAATAATAACACCAGGAGATGTCCAGGAACTTGGAGACGAAATGTGGGATAAAGACTTTCATCCTGAGTATCACGAACTTTGTAAATTAGCTGATATAGTATCAAGACTTCTGGAGAAAAAATTAAATAGTTAAGTATATGGATAAAAAAGATTTCAGAAAGGAACTTGAAGATTATATTGACTCAACATCACCTAATGAAAGTTGGAATGATTATATTTCCGTAGATGAAATTGATGATTTCTTTTGGAACATTCTTGAAAGGGAATTAAACAATTAAGTATATGGGCTACGGCAACCTAACAATAACAAATGAGGATTGCATGGAGTTGATGAAGCGATATGATGACAACCATTTTGAGTTGGCTATTGTAGATCCGCCGTATGGGATAGGTATAAGTGGTAACCCAGTTAGACAACAACAAGAGAAAAAACAATGGGACAACGCTATACCTAATAAAGAATATTTTAATGAATTAAAAAGGGTTAGCAAAAATCAGATAATATGGGGCGGAAATTATTTTATTGAATATTTACAAAATACAAGATGTTTTATTTGTTGGGATAAGAAACAATCAGAGAATTTTTCTCTAGCAATGTGTGAGATGGCTTGGACTAGTTTTAACGAAACAGCTAAATGTTTTTATCTGAGAGTTGTTGGAGCTGATATTACCAAAAGGATTCACCCAACCCAAAAACCCGTAGCCCTATACAAATGGTTACTACAAAACTACGCCAAAGAGGGAGATAAGATATTAGACACACACATGGGCTCTGGCTCAATCGCCATCGCCTGCCACTATATGGGATTTGACTTAACAGCTTGTGAGTTAGACAAAGAATATTATGAACAGGCTATGCAGAGGATAGAAGACCAAACAAGACAAAAAACTTTAATTTAACAGTTAAATATATGGGCTACCTAGAAGACCTAAGACGGAACAGCTACATAGCAGGCTATGACGCAGGTATAAAGTTTGGGTTAGTTATGACACTAGTAGCAATTTTATTAACAATAGCAGGACAATGGATATATGGCTAAAGCGAATAAATATACAAAGTTAGATAAGCTGTGGGGTATAGCAATACATCTTCTTGATCAAGAGTGTCAGTATTGTGGAAAATGGCCTATAAATGCTCATCATATATTCACAAGAGATAGAAAGTCAACAAGGTTTGATATTGAAAACGGTATTGGGTTATGTTCATATCATCATAACTGGGATAAGCTAATATCTGCACATAAAGCACCTAAGGAGTTTCTTGAATGGCTAGAGGAAGCTAGAGGTAAAGAGTGGCTGAAGGGCTTACAGGACAGAAGTCATGAAATAAAACAGTGGACAGCAGTTGAACTTTATACACTAGAACTACATTTTAAGGAATATATTGAACTATTAAAAACATAAAAGTATGGACAAAAAACTACCTGACCACATCTTCTTTAGACTAAGACGTAAGTTAGGTCAAAGATATAAGAGACACAACAACATAGGATTCAAGGAGGTCATGAACATGGAAACTGAGTTTAATAACAATTACTACTTCGGTATTTTTGAGCGATACACAGACGCAGAGGAATTTTACTTCACTTATGACTGTATAACAGATACAATGTCTAGCTATAAAATATCATATTAACAGTTTATACACTTGTTAGTGTTGACTTTACGTTAAATATGTGCTAATCTGTAAGTAGAAGATAACTCGCTCGGGTTATGTTTACTTACTACAACAATAAAAAGAACAAACTCTAATAATAGCATGGTTAGGGGATTTTTTGTTTTTGGTGGTACAGGAAAAGAGATCAAGTAAGATATTTCAACCTATTGATTCCGAATATAGGTGTTAGCAGGCCATGGCTCGCTGATTACCTAGACTTATGCAGGGATTGATTACAGCTCTTAAATTCGTGTACCATCAATAATTAAAAATGTTCAATAATAACAACATAAAATTATGGCAAAATTAAGTAAAGACGAGCAGAAAAGTATTGAGATGCGTCAAAATTTAATTAACTCCAAGCGTATTGAGTTAGGGTTACTAGAGAGGGAGCAGAACATTTTCATTAAAGAACTATTAGAGAATAAGGGATTAGATTCAAATAAAAAGTTCACTATTGGAAATGATGGTGCATTATTAGAGGAGGCTAAGAGTAAGAAAGATGAAACGAAAAAGAAGTAGTCCTTGTGGGTGGCCATGTGGGTACTACAACACGTTCAAAGAATGTAAACCAGTATGCGAAATAAAGAAGAAGATAGAGTTGAAGAGATTAAGTGGTTAATAGAACTGTATGATGGTTTGATTACATTAGAAGAGTAAATTTATGGATATAAATAAAATAATTCCTTATTCTAAAAACGCCAAGAAACATCCTAGCAAGCAGATTAAACAGATAGCTAACAGTATTAAGGAATTTGGTTTCAACCAGCCAATAGTAATAGACAAAAATAATGTGGTAATAGTTGGTCATGGTAGATTAGAGGCTGCTAAGTTATTGAAGATGGATGATGTTCCTGTATTGCAGGTGGATTTAGATAAAAAGAAAGCTGCTGCATACAGGTTAGCTGATAATAAGTTAAATGAGAGTGATTGGGAGATGGATTTGGTTATTGAGGAGTTAAAGGAATTGGATGAGGATTTGGTTGAGCTAACTGGGTTTGATGCTGATTTGCTGATAGAGCCAGATGAGAAGGATGATGTAATACCAGAAAATGTAGAGTCGGTTGCTAAGTTAGGAGATATATACCAACTAGGAAACCATAGAATAATGTGTGGAGATAGCACAAAGTTAGAAGATGTAGAGAAGCTGATGGATGGGAAGAAGGCTGATATGGTGTTTACTGACCCTCCTTATGGAGTTGATTATGATGGAGGAATACAATTTACAAAAGATGGCGTTAAAACTGGTCAGAGAGACAGGTTGATAGCTGATGATAGTGAGGAGATTTATTCTGGTAGTATTCCAATGATGGCAATGTTTTGTGATGGTCCTATATACACTTGGTTTGCTGATACAAAAGCAAAAACTATATATACAGAAATTGAGAAGGTAGGAGATTTACATTCTTTGATTATATGGGAGAAGAACGGTGGATACGGAGCAATGAATGCTAATTATAAACAAAAGCACGAGCCTTGTTTATATTGGAAGGCAAAGGGGAAGAAGTTGAATTTTTGTGGACCAACAACAGAAACAACAATATGGAAGATAGATAAGGACGGAAGAAATAAACTGCATCCAACCCAAAAACCAGTAGAACTTGCTACGAAAGCAATAAAAAACCATAGTGTTGGATTGGTAATGGATTTGTTTTTAGGGAGTGGGGCAACGCTAATAGCCTGTGAGAAGTTAAATCGTAAGTGCTATGGAATGGAACTAGACCCTAAGTATGCAGATGTGATAATAAAAAGATGGGAAGATTATACTAACAAAAAAGCTGTAAAATTACAACAAAAGTGAATAGAAAAACAGGAAAATAACAGGTATGTCAAATAAAGCAACACAATTTAAGAAGGGAGAGAGTGGAAACCCTAATGGAGCACCTAAAAAAGCAGAGAGCCTTACAGGTTTAATGCGTGAATTTTTGAGGAATATACCAGAGGGACAAAAACAAACATATAAGGATATATTTATACAGAAGGTTTATAAACAAGCGTTAAAGGGTGACACTGCGTGTATAAGATTGATTTGGAATTATTTGGATGGTATGCCAGAACAGAGAATGCAACTAGGTAATGATGGACAGCCATTCCAGATAACAATCAACTCATAGTATGGGGTTGGTATATGATTTGTTTGAGCCACAGAAGAAGGCATTTAATGCAGGGCATAAGTTTATAGCGTGTATATCAGGTGTCCAGTCAGGTAAAACGATGACAGGAGCTTGTTGGGTGCAGAAGCAGTTATTAGAGCGACCAAATGATAATGGTTTAATAATAGCTAGTGATTATAAGATGTTAGACCAGGCTACATTACCGAAGTTGTTTGAGATAAATCCAACGTTACGTAAGTATTATAAACAGCAGAGGAGTTTAATAGAGTTACCAGATGGCAGGAAGATATTCATTAGGAGTGCAGTAGCACCAGAGAGTATAGAAGGGTTTACAGCTGGTTGGTGTTGGGGCGATGAGCCAGGTAAGTGGCGAGTAAATGCTTGGATTAACTTACAGGCTCGTATAGCTATAAAGGAAGGGCAGGTATTCTTAACAGGCACGCCAGATAGGCTTAACTGGTTTTACCACGATTTCTATGACAGGTTTGTTAAGGGAGATAAGGATTATTATGTAGTACAGTGGAAGAGTAACGAGAATCCATATTTCAGTGATAAGGAATATGAGCGTGCTAAGAGGACATTAAGTCCACCTATATTCAGGAAGAGGTATGAGGGAACATTTGAGCGGATGGAAGGATTGGTATATAACGTAACGAGTGAGCATTTGGTAGAGCCATTTGAGTTTGATGCAGTGGATTGTATAGTAGGGGTAGACTTCGGGTATACGAATCCTAGTGCTATAAGTGTTATAAAGCTTAATAAAGATGGAGTCTTTTATATAGTGGACGAGGTATATGAGGAGAAGCTGATAACAGACGAGATAATAGAGAAGTGTGCAAATTTCAGAGATATATATAGGGCAACCAAGTTCTATCCTGATCCAGCAGAGCCAGACAGGATAGAGGAGATGAAGCGTAAGGGCTTAAATGTCCGTAAAGTGGAGAAGAAGGTGTTAGCAGGAATCAGTGACATACAGAACCTTTTACAACAGCACAAGCTTAAGATATTTAAGACGTGCAAATATCACATTGATGAGTTTAGCACTTATCATTTTGATGAAGCCAATGAAGATAAGAACCAAGTTGAGAAGCCAGTACCGTTCAATGACCATTTAATGGACGCACTGAGATACGCTTTGACTACATATTCTTATACACAGCCTCGGCCGAGAATAAATTATTATAGACCATTAAATAAACGAACTGGATATTAGTATGGCTAAACAAAAAGAAGAAGGTGGAATCACCTTAGAGGAACAACAAGAGGCAAATGTGTTGGCAACTGTAAAGAGCAGAACATTAATTGCTAATAACTATCAGCAGACAATACACAGTAATATGAGTGAATATTACCAGTATTATCGTGGTAGTGAGGCAGTTGAAGATAATGCAGTATGGCGTGCAAAGATACACGTGCCTTATATACAACAGACAGTAGATACAATTCTACCTAGATTAGTGTCATCAAAGCCAAAGATAAACGTATTACCTAGAGAGGAATCTGATGTTGATTCAGCACAGATGAATGAGAAGCTGGTAAGTTATCAATGGGAGAAGATGAGGATGTACAAGACCATAAAGATGTGGGTCAAGCAGGGCTTAATTTATGGTACAGGAATTGTAAAGCTGGGCTGGGATTTTGATAGAGAAAACGAAAAAGATGGACCATGGGTAAATGTAGTTAGCAACTACGATGTGTTCATTGACCCTAACGCAGCAAGTATAGACGATGCTGCTTTTATTATTTATAAACAGGAGCGAGACTTAGCAGAGGTTAAGAAGAACAAAAATTATAAAAACTTAGACGAGTTAGAGCGTGTAGTGGGTAAAGACAACGACACTAGCGATAAGGTAAGTGAGCGTAGTAGTCTTGGTAGAAGTGAGCCAGGATCAGATGAGCGGAAGAAGGTAGTTATATTTGAGTATTACGGGAAGATGGCTATGGAGGATGATGAGATAGAGAAGGATTACTTTATAGTAACAGCTAACAATGAGATTATACTTAGGATTGAAGAGTTAAAGGAAGTATATCCATGTGGTAAGCCGTTTGTAGCGTTTAGAGATAATGATATGCCATTAGACTTCTGGGCGATTGGAGAGGTAGAGCCACTGATACCATTACAGGATGAGTTAAACACAATGCGTAACCAGCGATTAGATAACAGGAAGCTGATAATGAATCACATGTGGCTGGTGAACAAGAACGGTGGTATTAACTGGGATGATTTCGTAAGTAAGCCAGGTGGAGTAATTGAGTGTAATGATACAAGTGCAGTAGTACCACTTCCAGTAAACGATACTACTCAGAACAGTGTGCAGGAGGAGGCTATAATTAAGCAGGACATGGACAGGACAAGTGGGGTATTCCAGGGAATGACAGGCCAGTTAGCAACACCAGTGGGAGCAGATTCAGGTTCATTTAATAAGACAGCCAGAGGGTTCTTGGCTAGTATAGAGCAAGCTGGGACAAGGATGCAGTATAAGCTAGATAATTTAGATGACGGTATTAGAGAGCTGGGACAGAAGTTATTAAAGCTTAACCAGAAGTATATAAGCAAAGACCAGGTAGTCCGTATACTTGGCAGGTCTGGAGTAGCGTTTGAGACAGTAAAGGTTGATGATATACGCAAGGAGTATGATTTGAGGGTAGAGGGTGGAGCAACACAGCCACAGAATCAGGAGGCACGTAAGAACGACTTCTTTAACCTGATGAATGTATTACTGCCAATGAGTCAGATGCCGATGGTGGACTATGAGCCAGGCCAACAGCCAACACCAGCACAAATGAATGTAAAGTATTTTGTAGATAACTTATTAGATACATTTGATTTACCAAATAAGGAAGAAGCATTTATATCACAGAAGGACTTGGGATTACCTCAGGTCAGTCCTGATGTACTTGGAACTTCCATAGGACAACAAAATGAGCAACAACAAGGTGTCGGAGCTGGACCTACCTTCCAAGGATGATTTAATAGAGGAATGTAATGAGGTAGTAAAGCTGGAGAACAATAAGGGTTTTGCAATATTAATGCGAGACCTAAACAAAGAGATACAAGACAGATACGGGATGATGATTTCAGGCACAAAGGATAGATTTGATGAGAATAAGGGCTATTTAATGGGAGTAAACTTCGTACCGAATATGGTTAAAAGCTATAAGAGTAAGTTAAAGCATTTAAGGAAGTAAATAATTGTAGTTTTGTACAATATCTCGTAATTCACACGACGTTACAGGTGATTGAGACAAAACTCATCAAAATGTTATGCCAGATGAGGCACAGGACGTTAATGCTCCAGAAGGAGCACCAGTAGAGCCGTCAACTACTGAAGAAGAGGTTTCTGGTTCTGAGGAGAGTTCAGAAGCTTCAAGTGAGAACAAACTTCCACATTCACGTGTGAAGGAGATGACTGAGAAGTCATATCAAGAGGGATATGAAAAGGCTATGGCAGAGCTTTTAGATTCAGAGCAGCCAGATGTAGAGGAGGCGAAAGCCAATGTTGCAAATGCTGAGACAAATGATGAGAGAGCAGATGCCATGCGAGTCTTGGAAGATTCCATCAAGAAGGTAGTTAGTCCGTACTTTATTAAGCAGGAGGTCAAGGAATTTCTTGATAAGAATCCTGATGCGGTCAAGTATGTTGACCAGATAAAGAGTATTCGGGCTAATAATCCGAAGTTAGGTTGGAATGATGCGTTAAAGTTAGCATCATTTGATGACAAGTTAAGAAGTGCAGAATCTAAGGGTATTGAGAGGGGTGAATCAGGAATAGCAGCAAAAGAAGCGGCTATAACAGAGAAGCCAAGTGCTACACCAGGCTCAAGACCGTCAGCCACCTTACAGGACAAGATTAAGAGTGGTAAGACATCAATAGAAGATGCACGAGCATTAATAGAACAGCAGATTAAAAACATGTAAAGACGTAGTTTCTAAGGCAAGGTCAGCAAAGACGAAGTCCTAGGTGAATATAACGCTATGTTAAGGAGCTCGTTATGAGTTTAGTAGCAACAACAACAAGTTCCGACATTTCAAACACCATTAAAACTTGGTTTGATAAAGTATTGTTAGAGACCCTTGATCCATTGACTCGTTTTATGCAATTTGGTGAAAAGAAGCCAGTGCCTAAAAACGAAGGGACATCAGTAAGATGGAACATGGTACGACGATTTGATTTGGGGCGTGTCCTTACAGAAGGAACAACTGCCACATTATCAGCAGGTCGTAATCTATCAACATACGCAGTATCAGCCATTGTTCAACAGTATGGTGATTGGGTGCCTATTTCAGATGTAGCTGATTGGGCTTCAATAATGGATGTCGGACAAGCCGCTTCAGAGCGGTTAGCTGCACAAGCAGCAGAAACATTGGAACGTGTAACACAGAATGCGATTATTAATAATCCATCTGCGTCAGGTTTCATGAGTAATCACAGATTTAAGACTTCAACAGAAGTTACTGATTATTGGGGAATGATTTCAACTATTTCAGCTGGAATTATGACAGTATCAGCAACAAATGTGATTGCAGTATCAGACATTAAAGATTGTGTATTTGAATTAAAACGCAGAAGTGTACCTAAATACGATGGTAAGGACTACTTATGTGTAATGTCAGAAGAAGTAGCAGCTGATTTAGCAGATGACAGCGACTTCAAAAATTTCCACCAATATGTAGAAAAAGGTGTAGGTGACCTATACAATGGTGAATTTGGTAAATTATACGGAGCAAGAATGATTGAGACACCAATGGGACCAGCAGTACGTGGTTCAAATGCAGGTGGTACAGCATCAACAATTGCATACGGAACAGTAATTTTCGGTAAAGGTTTCTATGGCGTAACAGAATTTGATGGTTCAGGTATCAAGACATACCTATCAGAAGGAGCAAGCAAGAGCGATCCATTAGACCAAACAATGGTTTATGGTTGGAAGGCAAACTTCACAGCTAAAGTGCTTAATCCATCAGCTGGTATCTGTCTATGGACAGGTTCCAATGACACAACTGCAGCAGATGCAGAGTCAGCAGGTTCAGGACTACGACATGAAGATCCTAGTGATTACTAGTAAGATATTTGGGGTGCGATTTGCGAGGGTCGCACCTCACAACCTCGCTAGTATTAAATAAATTATTATAAAAAAAATATGGCTGGTCCTATTTTAAGTTCACAACCACAAAACATGACAACCGAGCAGGTAATGAGAGCATGTTTTGATTCCACGAACAATGTTTTGAAAGTTGGTATTTCTGCGGAAAGTATTGACTTAGACATTGAAGGTCCTGCAGCACAGGATGCAGCAGTTACAGGTAACCCTGTACAAATTAGTTTTGAATCCGCAAATTTTGATGGTGCAGCATTGCCAGATTCAGTTGGAGCAGAAGGTGACATTATAAGACCAAAAGCTTCATTAAATGGTGTACCTTATTTTATGCCAGTGAATGAGGATGGTAGTAAGACAGTAATATCAACAGATGCTTCAGCTCAGGTGGCAACACCAGACATCTTGAACATTGGTGGAGAATATCGTGCAGCAGAAACAACTTATACAGACGGTAATGCTTTTGTATTACAGGGTGATGTAAATGGATATACAAAGGTAAGAAGCAAGGCTTATGATAGCGGAACAACAGCAGATAAGGCGTATGAGGTAAGTCCAATCAGCACACATCATGTAGAGGAAGCAACAACAACAGCGTCTTTAGCAGCAGGAACAACATTCTATGTGTATCTTGATATGGATGGGTATAGAAATTTTGGTATCCAGTTCTTAAAGACACTAGGAGCAGGTACATTTGTTGCAACAGTTGAGGCTACACTACGAGATGACGGCACAGCGGTTGGCTCAATTACAGAGTGGGTGGATGTTTCAAGTGATTGGTTCGGTGCAGCTAATTGGACAGCAGACGATTATCTTATGAGCCAAGATGGTGTGGTAGCAAAATATGTAAGATTAAAGGTTGTGACTGCAGCAGATACTTCTACCTATGCGATTTACACTAAAAAGTTATACTAACTAACTAAGATTTAAAATTATATGGCTAATAGAATGGGTAAGGACTATGTCCCTACAGCTGATAGTGCCAACAATGTCGTGATGAGCGATGTAGTTGGTAACAAAACAGACACAACAGGTGGTGATTCTTTAGTGGCGTTAACTAAGGTTGTTGATGCGAATGTAGATAAATTAGTTTCTCGTTCAGTACCAACAATTACAAGTGGGACACTTAGCTACTTGGACGCAGGTGGCATGCAAACAGTAGATACGTTGACTATTACAAAGGCAACAGAGATTTATGTGATGTTTGATTTGAACAACATGACTCAAAATGGAGACATATTTATACAGTCAAAGGTTGATGGAACAAATTACAGAGGGATTGCTAGTTTACAAGTGCAGTCATCTCAGAATGGCTCTAGTGTCGGACCTATTTACGTAAACACTGATGTGCAGGTTGTTTATTCAGAGTCTGGTGGTGATGAGGGAGCAGATAGAGACCTTCCTTATCGTATTATTCAAATAACCAGAGAAGACTAACAAATTATGGGAGAGTAAACTTTCCCTCTAAATAAATTTATATGGCAAAAGATTACGCAAAACTTTGTCCTAAGCTAAGTAAGCAGATTCCACAGGAAACGGTAGATGCTGATTTAGTAGTGCCAGAGGTAGTGGAAGCAAAAGCTCCAACACTTACTAAGAGCAAAGTTGAACAGGTATATTCTATGTTGAAGGCAAACGAGAATGTATCAAAGATTGTAGCTGAAACTGGCTTATGGCGTGTACAAGTAGATGAAATTTTCCACGAACTAAATGCTTATAAGAACTACACAGAGCCAGTAGTAGAGGAAGGAGAATAACCTTATGGGATTAACTTATCCTAAAATTAATCCGCCAGAAGGATTGGTGTTCAGAGAACAGTTTA